TGAGTTTGAGTTTGAGTCTGTGTTTGGGTTTGTTGCCCATTATTCTTGTTTTTACATCCGCATCCCATGGTTTTAATTTTAAAAAGTTTATATACTATAAATATTTATAAAATAAAAAAGTACAATAGTAAATTAAAACTATTTATAAAATATGTCAATATTAAAAACAATAAGAAAAGTGTTAAGTGAACAATCTGAAGATTGGGTTGAAGTTTCACCTGATGAATACAATGATCTTTTAAAATATGTTAACGGTGATGGTACAATGATTAAAAAATTACCACAATATAGGGGTAAAAAAATTGTAATTACTGGAAATTTAGTAATTAACGATGATGTATCAAACATCGATAGTATTGACTATGTTAATGGTAGTCTTGATTTAGGTAGTTCACAAGTTCCTTATTTTGACAAATCTAAAGTTAGGGGTAGTTTCCATTATTATCGTTCTAAAATGTATCGTTTAGAAAGAGAAAAACTTTTAAAAATAAAACGTGAAATACAAGAAGAATTAAGAGAAGAAGGTGCATGGAATGTTGAAAACGGTGAAAAAGTTTCTGAAGAAACTGAAGCAATATTCGATCATTTATTAAGTAGTGGTATTGTAGAGGAAGGTGAAGATAAATATAATCTTTATAAAGAAAAATACCAGCACTATGGTAAAGCGGGGTATTATACTTGGTTAGGTGAAGATAAATTTGAATCAGAATGGTTAGTATATGCTGATAGTGAAATTGAAGCCGCCGCATATGAAAAATTAGAATCTGATATTGAACAAATGGGTTACGAAGCTTTTTATTCGCACGTTTGGGAACAACATTTAGATGACGATCAAGTTAGAAGATGGTTATATGATGATTTTGAAGAAGCAATAAGGGATGACCCTGAAGGGTGGAATATAAGTAAAGAATTATCAACACAACAAGAAAAGTATATTGAAATTTATGAACAAAAAGTAAATAGGCTAAATAGTAGACTAAGTAGTGAAGATTTATCCGATGATGAAATTAAAAAAATAGAAGACGAAATATATGGTGCCGAACAACTAATTGAAGACATCAAAGAAAATCCTGAAGGCGATTATAGTGAAGACGACATAGAAGAGGCGATAGAATCACAAGTAGACGAATATGCCGATGATTTTGTTAGTTTTGTAGAGAATCGTGGATACGATAAAGAGTTTATATTAGATTTTGTTGATATGGACGAACTTATTAATTATGTCATTAGAAGTGATGGTTATGGTAATATATTAAATGGTTATGACGGTAACGATGATGAATATAAAATTAATGATACTTGGTATCACGTTATGAGATATAATTAAAAAATAACTTTTGTTGGGCATTTACAGTATGGAATAATTTAGTTATTTTATACGTAATGAAAACAGACTGGTTATTTCAAGAACCCATAGATTTAGAGCATAAACAATATGTTCTTTTAGATTATTTACAAAAATTAGATAAAAATCTAAATAATTTAAAATTATACCCACAATTTCAAGAAATATCATTACACCTTGCTAGTATTAATCTTTTAATAGAAAAAGGACAATATTTAACTCTTAACCGAAATCTTAAAGACCCTGATGATGAAATTTTAATTTCTGATTTAATTCCAGTTGACTGCCCGCAATTTACCAAAGAAGAAATACTTGAAATTTTTCAAGTTTGTAAATACTCAACTGAAAAATTAAGAGACTATTTCAATCATGCAAAGGCTATATGGGATATTGTTAATGATGCTGTATCTATAAATGCGGTACAAAACCCAAAAAATATAGAACCAAAACAGGGTTTATTTTTTATTGACTATAACAATAAAACATATTTGTATGAATTTATAGTTAAACCAATTAAGAGAGGTGTTATTGAAACTAAATGTCATATAAAAAAAATATGCGAATGTTCTAAATCGGAGTTTGACATGAAATTAATAGAAGTTAAAAAACCATTAATTAAAAATTTACAGAATGAAGAAATTCACAAAAAATTAATAGTATTTAACGTTAGTCATAGTAATGCATACCCACTTAAAGAAACGTTACTACCAATAGTAAAAAGAAAAATTATGAATTATATGATACAATCTAAATTCATAAAACAAAAAAATTTGACAACAAAAAAATAGTTTATTAAATTTTTAATAAAATTATATGGAAAATATCAGATTGTTATTAGAAGAAATGGTTAAGGAAATCCCAAACGATATGGAATTGGGTAAGAAGGTTAGAAAATTTGTTTCCGATTTAAAAAATAAAAAAGATGGGGTTCAACAAAAGGTTTCTAAGTAAAAAACATATTATTCAAAATTTAGATAGAATAATGGAATATCTTGATGTCGATGCTGTGTATACTACCGACGAGTTTTCAAGAGAAGTGTATAGACTTTTTAATCATGGTAAAAGTAAAGAAGAGATAATAAAATACATAAATGAAAATAAATGAAAGTTAGATTGGAATACGTGTGGCTCGACGGATATCAACCAGAGCCAAATTTAAGAAGTAAAGTAAAGATAGTTGATTATGATTCAGTAAAGAATGATTTAGCTATGGGTACAAGCAAACTACCAATGTGGAATTTTGATGGATCTTCAACTAAACAAGCTGATACCGGAGATTCAGATAGGATACTTAAACCTGTTAGAATTTATACAAGATATGGCTTTCCTTTAAAAAATAGTACAGTTTATGTTTTATGTGAGGTATTAAATCCTGATGGTACACCTCATAAAACAAATACAAGAAGTAAACTTAACGAAGAGCAAGAAGATTTATGGTTAGGTTTTGAACAGGAGTACTTTATACGGGAAGAAATTAACGGAAACATTCTTGGACACAAAAGAAATATCCTTAAAGGACAAGGTGAATATTATTGTGGTGTTGGGCATAATGTTGTTGGGAGAGAGTTTGTTGAAAAACATACTGATATGTGTTTGGAGTATGGTATTGATATTACTGGAACAAATGCTGAGGTTGCTCTCGGACAATGGGAATATCAGGTGTTTTCAAAGGGAAAATTAAAAGGTGCAGATGACTTATGGATGTCAAGGTACTTCCTATATAAGATTTCAGAACAATATAACTATCACATAGAACTACACCCAAAACCATTAACACATGGAGAATGGAATGGGTCAGGACTACACACAAACTTTTCAACAGAATTAATGAGAGAAGGTGAAGTTAATATGACATTATCAGAAAGAGAAGAATTTTTTAAGTCAATCTTTTCAAGTTTTGAATCAAGACATTATGAACACATTAAAAACTATGGTTCACAAAATGATTTAAGATTAACTGGTGAATATGAAACACAATCTATTGATAAGTTCAGTTGGGGTATTTCAGATAGAGGTGCATCAATTAGGGTACCACAATCAACCGCAGAACATTGGATGGGTTACTTAGAAGATAGAAGACCAGGATCAAACGCCGACCCATATAAGATTGCACATCAAATTGTAACATCATTAAATAATGCTAATGAGATTAACCAAATGAAATATAAAATAAATTATAAAGTTGATGTTAAAGATTTAGATAAAAAATATGGGACTAAGTCAACAGAAGAAATTCTTGACGAATATAGAAATGATGACGATTATATTATTGATTCTCAAACAATGGACGGTTCTAACATAGAAACAGAAGAAATAAAATTTAACATAAATTCAAATGAAAACAGTTATGTGAGTAGAGATTTGGTTTCAATACCGGAAGCAGTTAAAAACGCAATGATGAATAAAAATAAATAAAATGATTGATTCTAAAGAAATATCACAAAAGGAACAAGTCAATCACCCACAACATTATGGTGGTGAAGATAACCCTTACGAAGCAATTAAAGTAATTGATGCTTGGGATTTGGGGTTTTCACTTGGAAATACGGTTAAGTATATATCAAGAGCCGGTAAAAAAGAAAAAAATAAAGAATTACAAGACCTTAAAAAGGCGTTGTGGTATTTAGAACACTACATTAAAACATTAGAGAAAAAATGATAGAAACTGGAAAAATAATAACTGGCGATTGTGTTGATGTAATGAAAACATTACCTGAAGGGAGTGTTGATTTAATAGTAACATCACCCCCATACGGAGTGGGTATTGATTATGATGTACACGAAGACGACGTACCATTTGATGAGTATTTAAAATTTGCTAAAAATTGGTTAACTGAATCGTATAACATTCTAAAAGACGATGGGCGAATTGCTTTGAACATACCATATGAAATAAACAGACAAAAAAAAGGTGGACGTATTTTTTTTGTTTCTGAAATGTGGCAAATCATGAAAGAAATTGGATTTGGTTTTTTTGGTATTGTTGACCTTGAAGAACAATCACCACATAGAAGTAAAACCACAGCTTGGGGTTCTTGGATGAGCCCATCATCACCATACATTTATAACCCAAAGGAGTGTGTTATTTTGGCTTACAAAAAACACCACATTAAAAAAGTTAAGGGCGAACCACAATGGAAAGGAGTGCCAACTGAAATTGAACAGGAAGATGGTACGATAAAAAAGAAAATGGTATATGAAGAAGAAGATAAAAAAGAGTTTATGGAACTTGTTTTTGGTCAGTGGAATTACTTTGCCGACACTAAGTCACTTACCAAAGCGACTTTTTCGATGGACATCCCAACTAAAGCAATCAAAATATTATCCTACAAGAACGATATAGTATTGGATCCATTTGCCGGTTCAGGAACTAGTTTAGTGGCTGCAGAAATTTTAGGAAGACGTTGGTTAGGTATTGAA